GTGCAGCATCACGTCGTGATATGCCTTGATGAACGGCTCGACCGGCTCCAGTTCGCTTTGTCCGAACAGGCGGGTCTCGTCTTTCTCGTTGGCGAAATGCTCGATGGGGATAAATCCCCACGGATTCGGTTCCTCGATTTCCTGCTCGAATCCGGGGATCGGATCGCCTTCCAGGCGCACCTTGCGGCGGACCGCGCTGATCCATTGGGTGACCTTGGTCGTCCGTTTGTTCCCGCTCTCATCGGTCCATTCCATGTTCGAGACGAGCACATATTCCTCGACCCGGCCCGTGATCGGATTCCGGTTGATCGCGCAGACTTCCTCATTGGGGATGATCGTATAGACGAGCCGCTTCCCGGTCTCGGGATACAGCACCGCGTCCGTCGATTCGCGGGTGATCCAGACGAAACAATCCCCCTCCAGGAGTGCCTTCTTGTGGGTGCGGCGCATCTTGGATGTCTGCTCCGAGAAGAAGGCGTTCAGCACTTCCTTGGCCTTCGGGTCATCCGAGTTGAAAGTCGGCACACCCATGAACCCGGCCTTGACGTTAATGATGGGACGGCAAAATCCGGCCCCGAGCTTGTACCTGTCGTCGGTGTTGTCGTACAACGCGCGCGCCAGCGCATAGTCCACGCGGCGGCTGTCCAGCGTGTAGCCGGAGAAGCCATAGCCGGCCGTGGCGCTAACAGATCGGCGCAGTCTGGAGATTTCGCCGACGGCCCGTTTCAGCCATTTACCTAACCCCATATTCTCAGCCCCTTGAACACGCTGAGCAGCCCGCTGTCTAGCTTGCCCGCGTTTTTCGCCAATGTGCGGCACGCTTCCAGGGCGTCCGGCCCGTCGTCGTACGCACCCATCGGAAATTGCTTGAGCTGCTCCAGCAGTCTTTTGTGCCGGGCGTCAAACTTCAAGTAGCGGTTCTTGATGTCCGGCTGCAGCGTCTGTATCCGCATCAGCTTGTCGGCGTTCTGGTTCACTTCCTCGATCGGGAGGTAGAGACCGACTTCGGCGGACCTTTCCGCCAGCTTCTCTTTAAGGAACCACTGGAACTGGTTCGTCTCGCAGCCGAATTTCGCGTATCCTCTGCCGAAGCTCATGCGCAGCCAGCGCTCTTTCTCCAGCACATCGTCGATGATCCGATCCGGATGACGACGCTCGATATCGGCATCGATCACATACATGTAACCCGACCGGTCTTCCTTAGCGATCGTGATGATCGCGGAGAAGTCGCTTTTCTTCCTCTTGCCCAGGGACGGATCGACCCAGCCATAGAAGGTGAAGCCTTCCGCGAAATTCACGGCATACGGATTGAAGTAGTCGAACCACTCTTCGTTGAACAGGCAGTCTTCCGGGTTGATCGGTTCGTTCTGTTCCTCCGAGTTAAACGACGCTTCACCCTCGACCACCTTCATGACCATCAGGTCGTAATAGGAGAGCTTGGCTTCCCACAGCACCTTTGTCCCGGCCAGCATGTCGTCCCGGCGTGCCTCGAAATAGGCGAGGGCATCCTTCTCCCGGTTCTCGTTGTCGAGATCCGTCAGGATTGCCTCCCATTCGTCCCACAGGTCCTTGCGGGGGGAGAAGGAGAGGACCGCTTTGTATTTGCGCGTCTGGTAGCCCGGATTGCGCAGGATGTTCGCCAGCAGGCTGTCGTAATGCAGGATCGTGCCGATGTAGAAAATGTCCGTGTACGTGTCCCCGGCCTTGCTGACCGCCTTGAAAAACCAGTCCGCCAGCTTCCGGCGCTGTTCCTGCGTGCGGACATTTTCGTCGTTTTCGATGTCATCCAGCACGATCAGGTCGGGACGCCAGTTCTTGTGTTTCCGGCCCCGAACCTTCTTGCCGCTGCCGATCGCCTCGATTTTCACGCCGGTGCTGGTGACCAGCACATCGTTTCGCCATACCTTCCCGCGCAGGTCGCCGAAGTCTTCGCGGATCGCCTCGTTATCCTCGAATTCTTCCCGGATCAGTTCCAGAAAGCCCTCGGCCTGATCGGAGCTGTCCGACAGGATGAGCGGATAACGCTTGTACTCGTACAGCGCGGCGTGAATCGTGTCCTTGAACGTGACGTTGGTCGACTTCGCGTGGCCGCGCGGGGCGGCGATGGCCTGCCTGCTTCCGGGCAATCGGTTGACTTGACTGGCCGCTTCGCGGTCGACCGGAACGATGCCCTTCAGGACGCCCTTCATCCAGAGATCGTCCAGCTCGCGGTGGAACGCCGGCGTTTCCCGGTTGAAGTAGTGGGGGAAATACGCCTTGCCGAAATACTCCAGATCGATGGCCCCGAGTCTCCGGCGCAAACCGTTCTTTCCGGTCAGCGGTTTCCCGTCCCGGAACTGCTTGCGCAGCTCCAGCCGCTTAGGCGATTCGTCCCGATACAAATAAACCTCCATGAGCTGCTTGATCGCTTTCGTCTCCTGGAGGGTCGTTTTCTCATTTTTTTTGGCAAAGTCTTTCAGGATGCTCAATGTGGGCTTTCACCTCCGGCGGGCATGCTTCGCCACCCGGCCGCCTCACTCGGCGCTGGTTGTGGCTCGCATGTGTTCCCGTCACTCCCCGGCCCTGCCGAAACAAGGTGCCGCTTCATTCCGGTGCTTGTTGCAAGAACTCGATGCCGAAATCAATCTCTTTCGGTTCGCCGAACAGCGTGATCCGGACGCGCGCCCGGCATTTCCGCCGATCCACGCGCACGATATGGCCCTCCATGTTCTTCAGCGGACCGTCAATGACGATGACTCTCTCGCCGTCCCGCACCCTGGACAACCCGACCAGTTCCCCTTCTTCGCACCATTTCAGAACGTGCGCCATTTCCCTTTCCGGAACCGGACACGGGTCCGGTTTGCCCAGGATGCCGATGACACCGGCCGGAGCCGTCAATTTGTAATAGCTTTCAACATTCAGAGTAGTGTACGCGAATACATAACCCGGAAACAGCAGCCGGGTGGCTTCCCTGAACACGCCCTGGCGCCGCTCCTTCAGCTTCCGGCGGGGAACGAGCGTCCGGATGTCCGGCGCTGTGCGGGCAAGCCGCTTCTGGACGCGCAGCTCTTCGCCCGTCAGCACGTGCAGCACGTACCAGTTCATTCTTCCGCCTCCAGGCGCTCGGCCACGCGATTGGCGACCTGGATGAGCCGTTCGCAGAGTTCCGGTTCGACGCCCTCCAGCTCGGCGTAAACTTCCTTGCGGAATTCCTCCAGGGCCACGCGCGCCTTGGCCGCAAGGTCGGCCTTGATCTTGTCCTTGTAGACCTTCGTGCGGGAGAGGGCCACCATGACGCGCGCCGCCTTGTCCAGCGGCATCTCGTCCCATTCTTCTTGCGCCTGCGCGAACTTCTTGGTCAGCTCGCCCGCCATGATCTGAAGCCCGCCCTCGGTGTAGTCCGCGTCCGGATTTCGCCGGATCAGCTCGATGAGCGCCTTGGTCTGCTCCTGGGCTTCGAGCAGCCGCTGGGTCGCCCGGCCGACCCGGAGCGCGTAGCGGCCGATCGAGCTCTTCGACACCTCGTACCCATGACCTGCGAGATACTCGGAGATCTCCTGGTAGGTGTAGCGCGTGTCCAGGAGCATGGCGTCCACCTGATCCTTGAGGTGGGTGGGCAGATCGTCCACTTTGGAACGGATGCGACGTTTCCGGTGCTCGCCCATTCAGATCTGCACTCCCGGATCGTCGGGAATGGAGCCTTCGAGCAGGTCAATGCCTTTCACCGTCAGGCGGACGACCGCGTCTTGCGCATAGGCGTTGTACGAGTTCACCCGCTCGTTCGTGAATTCGATGTATCCCTTGTTGACCAGATAGTCCAGATGCTTGGAGATGTCCGGGCTGATGATGACGCCGTCGTTCACCATGCAGTTGACAAGCTGCCGGCAGAGCAGCGAATTGTTGTGCCCCTTGACAAGCGACCGCAGAATGTACCCGCGAACCGCCTTGTTGTGCTGGGCACCGCGATACGTTTGCTCGTCCACGTTATCTTCCTCCCATCATGCTTTCGTGGATGCGATCCAGTTTCTTGTCCACGTTGTTCATCGTGCGGATGAAGTCTTCGCGGGTGGTGTAGATGAACGGGAGATCGGATCGCAGGTCGTCCAGTTCTTTCTCCAGGTTGTCGACGCGCTGGGCGTTTTCCCTTATTTGCTGCTTGATCTCGGACATGGTTGTTTTCAGGAAAAAGCCGATCGCGCCGATTCCCAGCATGGTGGCGGTTTGCAGCACCCAATTCAGATCCATGATTACGCTCCTTCCTGCAACTCCAGCGCGTCCGTGATGGCCGCGCTCTGCTTCAGTTCCAGCACTTTGGCCTCGATGGTGCTGCGGATGTAGGCGTCGAGATCACCGAGCGTACCGGAGAGCGCCTGGATATATTCCGGCGACAGCGCACGGTAAATCTCGTCATACGCCCGTTTGGCGAGACCGACCAGATCTTCTCTGGAGGCCTGACCGTGCTTGACGGCGCGCCTGAGCTCCTTCGCGGTCGTCTGCTCGATCATCTTCACCGTCTTGGTCGCCACGTCATCCAGCCGGGCAATCGCCGCCTGGACGAGCGCCCGCCGGTCGTCGTTCCTGATCTTCGCCGTCTCGGCGGATACCTTCGCCACCGCCTTGCGGATATAATGCAGGGCATAGGTTGACAGCAGCGTGATCACGGCGAGCGCCAGATTCAGCAGCGCATCCTGCGCCATATCGTGCATGTTCGCGTCACTCCTTCGGAAAAAATAAAAAGCTACCAGCACTAGGAAACTGCCTATGCTGGTAGCTTAATCCATAACCTCTGAACTTTTTAGAAGGGGTTCCCCGGAGTCTCGCCGCCGCGCCCCGCGCTTTCCAGCCAGGTGAAGAGGTCGAGCTGGTTTTCGTCCTTCTCCGGCGGCGGGCGCAGCCCTTCGCAAATTTCCCGAATCCTCCGCTCGCTCAAGTTGTACTTTTTGGCGAGCAGGTGGGAGTTGCTGCCCCGATATTCCTCCCTGATCCGCTGATCCCGGATCGGTCTCAGGAAGTAATCGGAAGAGGGAATGTAGAGGGCGTCCCCCTTGGAATACTCGGCCAGCTTAATCAGATTTTCCACACCGATCAGCTCGGCGATCGGGCGGTAACGATCGGGAATCATGTCCGGGGTCAGTTCCTTGATCCAATCCTCCAGGGGGATTCACCTCCCTATTATAGCAGATGCGGTCAAGGTCAGACCGTGATACCTTTTTCCTTGCGATACTGGATCACCAGCATGCGCCAGAAGTCCAGGCTGCCGGTCTTCGTCGACATGTGCTCGTCGTAGTATTCGGCTGCCTCCTTCGCCCAGTCCGGCGGGGGAATGTCCCGAAGCCTTTCCAGTTCGTTGATGCGTTCACTCTGCTTCCGGACAACTTCCTTCAGTTCTTCGAACGCTTGCCTTTCCTCTGCGGTCATCGGCTCCTCGTCCTCCTTCTTGACATTGTCGTATTGATACAGGTTCCAGGCGTCCATGATCCCGATCAGCTTTGCGGCGTAATCAGGATCGGTAGCGTACCCGGCGGCGGCAATCTCCCGCGCCGCCGTCCGGCCGTCCTGGCCGATCACCTTGCGGTACAAATTCCGGTTCCAGCTCACGCCGTTTACGATGAGCGCGGAGTGGTCGGCCACCGATTCGCCCCAATCGTTGTACTTCCGGAACTCCGAGTTGACAGTAATCCATTTGCCGCCCGACCACTCACGGGTCGGCATGATGATGCTTCCCGCCGGGCCCCGCCCTTTCATGCCGAAGAGGTTGTTTGCCTGGACTGCCAGACCGCTGTTGCCGTCGGCGGACTCCAGGCAGCCTTGCGCGATGGTCAGCGAGGCGGGCACTTTCGTGAGGTGCATGTCCGCGATCGCGTAAGGCGCGAGCTTGCGGATGAATTCCGCTCGGGTCATCTTAGCCATCGGGCGATTCCTCCTTTCGCTCGAATGTGAATCCGTACATCAGCAGGATCACCCGGTCGGTCGGCACGCCCTCGTAAAACTCCGCGTTGGCCGAGATCGGCGTGTTCTTGATCAGGTTGACCAGGCGCTTGATGTTCGCCTGGTTCACGGCGATCCCGCGTTCTCTCAGGGTGTTCTCGATATCCTTCAGTTTCAGGACCAGATCCAGTTTTGTCTTGATGACCGGTTGCAAAGTCAAACACCACCTATTCGATCTGTTTTGCACTTTGCCCTGTAGCCGCCCTGGAAGTCTCCGGCTCGAATCGGACTTCCATGCGCCGGGCCGCCTGGTCGTACTGAATCGCCACGATCTTGCGGTCCCCCGGTTGCTTCTGCAGTTGAAGGAGCAGGCTGTTCAGACTGACGGCGGCGCTTGCGGCGGTCAGGTGTACAGCGGGGAAGAGGACGAAGCACATGTCCGGGTCCGGCGGCTGCGCCAAATCAAGCGAGCGATTCTTTGCCATTTTTCTAGTCCTCATCTTCCTGGTTTTCGATCATCCGCTTGCCGCAGCCCGTGCATTCGATCACAGCAGTGAAATCGTGCATGTCACCGCGCTGGGAATAGATTCGGATGAACGCGCCGCCTGCAAGTTGATTGCCATCCTCAAACACTTCTTCATTGCCGCAATCGCATTGAATTCTGAACACGCTGCACGCCTCCTTTGCCATATTGGTTGAGAAACTTCCGGACGGTCTGCTTGTCCGCTTCCGCCCGGACGGCGAGGACGAAGCACCGCAAATCCGTGCTCCAGCGGATCGCGCTGCGGTCCATCCGCAGCCGGGCGCACAGGGGTAACAGCTCCCGGCGGTATTCGGCGGTGACGTAGGCCGTTCCGGTCGTGTCGGTCAGCACCGTGTGAGCGCTCATGACGACAACACTTTCCTGAAGCGATAGTCGAGCGCCAGCGGGTCCTCGCCTTCAGCCAGCAGCATCTTGCCGAGATACATCTTGCCTTTCGGGCCGACAGTCCGCTCGAACAGTCGTCCCGCTGTTGCCTTGGACAGGAATCCGATCAG